AGTGTCCAGAACAGCCCTGCAGGAGATGTTGTGCCACCACGCAGAGGAAGCCCCTTCACAACCTTGGTGGAGGAGATGTTGTTCTGGTTCGAGTCTGCTGATACCCAGTTGGTAAAGTCACCAGCAGCACAGTTTGCTATGTATCCATCGTTGCCATACACAAACAGATACGGGAATAGCATGACAACGCCACCGCTGATAGAGATGTTGTTGTCAAAAGTGAATGTATAGCTTCCGCTGGCCGCAGTGGAGTTATTAGACATCTTGACTGTCCACACACCAGATACAAGCGTTGCCGAAGTAACAGTCGTTCCAGCTGGGATACCAGTCCCGCTGATAGTTTGCCCAGCGCCGATTGCGTCAATCTCGGTTGCGAAGGTCAGCGTGTTTGTCCCAATTGATGAATTGCCTGTGGCGGTGAATATGCCAATGGGCTGCAGCACTTGACTAGTGAACTCGCCATACATGGGGCGCGTGTTCACAGATGAAGTGATGTCATTGAGGTTTTGGCCAGGATGTGCAATCAGGTTGTTCTTGCCGTTACCAAGCCCGTCATACCCGATATCGAATTGCCAAAGAGTATTGGAGGAAGGGCTATATGTAGTCAGGCTGGCAACCTTTCCAACAAATCCACTTCCAGTTCCACCTATGTCGGATGCATTGATGGTGATCTGCTGGTTGTGGATGTACAGATTGCCAGCAGTGGTTACGGTTACGTCTGTCACTGCGCCTAACGATACGGTCACATCAGCCCTTGCGGAGCTACTTGTCGCGGAATTCAGCGGGACATTGTGATATGTGGCGCTGGCATATCCAGAACCTTGATTAACGATCTGAATGGTTGAAAGTGGGCCTTCTGGCTCTACTGTTACTGGTCCTGAACCAATGCCATCTGATTGGCCTGTAGTCCATTGCTCAAGTCCATCTCTGTATCCTGACACAATGTAGTTCAGGCCATTCAGTGCGCTCATGATCATGCCACGGCTGATGCCTGAGGCATTCAGGAACATACCGTTGTAGCCAGCCATCTTTCGTGGCTTGCCATACTGAAATCGAACCCACTTTCCATCCACATAGCTTGTGGAGGCAAACTGCGTACCATCGCGCTGGATGCCTGGGTTGATATGTAGCGTGACTACTTTTTCTGTCATTAGAATACGCCTGAGGCAATTCCGTATGGGACTTGAAGCCCTGTCGTTTTTAGCAACATTGCCAAATTTCCAGACAAAGCAAATCCTAGTGCATTTGCGCTTTGCAGATACAAGCCTGTGCTGGGAGCCGAAATGAATGACAACGATGGTGCGCCCACTGTTCCATCGATTAGAGATACAGTGTTAGTGGACCCGCCGCCAGATCCAGCGGTGTTGTACACATTGGTTCCATCGCATACGACGATAGAGGTCTGATTCTGAGGCAGAACAGCATATGCAGCGCCAACCGAAGTTGTTTGAAACGTAAGCGAGAATGCGCCGCTTGTTGCGTTTCGTATTGAGTACAGCTGAACCGTTGATGGCAAAATTACAATGCCATTCGAGGTCAAGGTGCCATTGTATTGCTGAATGGTATTCTGAGCTTCTGCAGTTGTGAGCGTCAGCGTTCCACCAGTAATTGTTTTGGACAACTGGGTATAGAAAAAGGACGAAGACCTTCCGTATGCATATGAATAGAAATTTGTTCCACTGCAGACAACCACAAACGATTCTGCAAGCTGAAGCTGAGCAGATGTGTTCCCATCAATTGTGTTTGCTCCAGATGCTAGAATGGTCAAAATACCTGTGCCATTGTTTTTGACAATGACATACCAGCCAGCACCAAGAGATCCAGCAGATGGAAGCGTCAGCGTTCCTACGCCGCCCGTCCAGTTGTACATTGCACCTCTATCTGAAGAGGTGAATGTTTTACTGACATTCACGGTCGCAACGACTGTATTAACATTCAGTGTTGATGTGAGCGCTACCAGACCCAAGCCAGCCAATGCGGCTGCGTTCGCCGCTGAAGTTCCGGCTCCCAGCACAAATGATGCCCACAAGCCCGCAATCGTGCTGTTGTCTACGATGTAGATATACTGGGTGACGCCAGAAGCAATTGACGCAATTGTCGTTCCGTCATTCTTTACGACGGTGAAAGTGTTGGCGCCGACGTTGCTGATCATGATCGCCTGACCATTCGACACCTGAGTCGCTGGCGGCATGAACAGATTCAGGCCAGTGTTCGTTGCGGTCGCATTGATGATGTTGGACGCAACGCTGGATGTATTGCTGTTCACAGGCCACTGCAAAACAGTGTCCAAGCCAAAAGTCAGTGACTCATAGCTTACCTGTGAAGGATTGATTGTTTGCCCCGTATATGGGTTGACGTAACTGGTCATATCATGAGTCCACTGCTATGGCTTGACGGTCTGCAACGCGAGCTGTGTCCTCAACTTTGAGGGCCGCCATTGCGTCTTTGTATTTCTGCTCGAATATGACCCGCGCATCATTCTTCAGAAATGGGATGGCCTGCAGCAGAGTCCCGTACAACATTGCATTCGGGGCATTTCTGGTAAGCCAGTTGGTCTGGTTGGTTGAGCTGAGGGGCTCGATTCGCTCGTAGTATAGGACCTCGAAGTTATATGCGGCGTCTGGTGTTGGAGCCACATACCAATGATCCCAGTCTGTGTCGGCATAGAATTTCGGCACATCGGTCTTTGAGCTATCGGGCCAATATGTCTTCAGGTATTCGTACTTGCGAAGCAGGACGGGAATTCTCTGATTGTTGACCGTCACGTTCATAGAGACGGTTTTTCTCCATCTGGCTGGCTTCTGCACAACAGGGTTGCTGATTGACAGCTGGGAGGTGACGACCTGCAGCTGACCGAGTGTCTTCACATCCTCGGCAATGGCGAATTCCGCCAACGTGATGAAGGTTGGAATTGCATTTACGACAGCATCATCCGACCGTTCCAGATATTGGAGCACGGAGGAGGTCAAACTGTCGTATGTGAGCGCCCACGAAGGTGTTGTCATCTCTGCCTCTCAAACCTGTATGAGCCTATTTTCCCACCCCTGTAGATCGGTCACAAGGTTGAGTGGAGGGCTACTTGTTGGCTACCACATGCGTGATGTATCCAACAAGGGTGGAAAATGCTGACACCAATCCCATACCGACCCACATTCCGCCTGCGCCCTTGTTGGCAAGGGCAACCAGCTCTGAGAGTTGCTTTTCCATGTGGTCCATCTTTTTAGACATTTCCTCTAGCCGACGTTCATAGTCGTTTACTTTTTGCCAGAGGACGCCATATCGGACTGGATCAATGTCAAAGCGAGGTGATTCGGAATCAGTCATTTTCGCACCCTACCAAGCGAATTAGCCTGCTGGCTGTTCTGCAACTTCAGGAGCCGGATCAGCTACATCAGCTGGAACTGGCTGTTGATTCTGGGCCGCTGCCTGAATGCTCTGAATCAGCGGGGCTACTTCGATGTAAGGCTTTGATCCCAGATACTGAAGGATGCTGTTCATCAGGCCTACTGTTACTTTGATTTCTTCCATCTTTGTCTCTCTTCGGACGCCGTCGTTGAAATGGGTGACGGCTAACCCACTCGCCCATTATTGCTGAACCGACCATGGCAGGGGAAGAGAAACGACTGGAGGAGCCTTTTCCGCTTCGATCTGCTGGCTAACCAAGGTCTCGTTCAGGGTCTTGTCGACGCCGTTCGCCCAGCACCAAGCAAGGCATTCATCAAGTGTCAGGTCTTGATACGGAGTGAAGTCTGGACCTTCCAGCGGGATATTTACGTTCCCGAAGGTGACTCCTCTGCAGCCATCTTCTTCAGCGCTGCAGTTCCAGAAGATCGTTACTACGATGTTTTCGTGTTCAGATGAAGAGGTGGAGTTCATCTGCGTGATTTGCCAATTGTAATTTGTCATGTTTGTACCTTATTGGGTTACGGGTTTAAGTGCATCAATCTGTGCTTTCAATTCCTTGATAGCGTTTACAAGAACAGGAATCATGTGGTCAGCGGTGTAACTGAGGTGATCTGGATCTTCAGACCCAACAATCACTGACACTTGATCTGGATTAGCTGTCTCTTCTGAAGCAAGAATCTCTTGAGCCAAGAACCCATATCTTAACCCACCATGAGGAACGTCGACCTCTCTGGATTCCTTGAATTGATAGCTAACGGGCTTCAGGCTATTAACAAAGTCAAGGCCAAGAAATAATGGGTTAATGTTTGTTTTGTCTCTCAAGTCAGAAGGGAAACTCCAATTTACTTGAATATAGGCTTTAGTGACTGAGGAGCTGCCCATGATGATGTAGTCATTCATGGTCGCAGAATAACCATTAGTTGGAGAATATGAGCCAATACTATTGGCTCCGCCGATTACAATATTTCCACTTCCTGTAGTTAGAGTGGTTGCTGCGCTAATTCCTATGCATGTATTAAATGCCCCTGTGGTAACAGCAGCTAATGCGTTAGATCCTATGCCTACATTACCTTGTCCTGTCGTGGAACCACTAACGCCAATGCCCGCATTGTAAC